GGTGATGGTTCCACCTGTGAACGAAAGCGTTGTCATAGCCAACTCTCCCACACCGCCAGCAACGGGTGAATGACTAGCAAGAAAAGCACCTGTGATTGTGTAAGAAGGATTTGTTGCACCAACAGCACCTGATGTTGGCTTGATGACCAGTGTGGTTGTCGTGCCTACAAGCGGATAGATGGTGGCTTCAGTTTGTGATGCTGCGAAGTCTTGCATTAGCGCAACTTCAACAGACAGGTTCTGCAACCCACCAATGAAGTTGTGGTTGGAACCAAACGCTGTGACTTCAACGGAATCAACTTCATAGTTGACTGTCACGCTGTTGGCTTTGCTGCTCAACGCAACGCTGTTGATTGTGATGCTGGCATCAGTTAGGGCAAGAACAGCCATGACTATTCACCTTCCGTAGTTGTGGTTTTTTGTGTCTTTGATGAAACAACTTCAAGATGTCCACCTTCAAGCAACGCTTGCAAGTTTAGACCTTCAAGTTCTGCTTCAGTAACAGTTGCACCTTGTTTGCCAAGTGTGCAGTTTTCGCTGATTACTTTGAATGATTGCATTGTGTTTCCTTTATGCGTAGATAGTTACGGAGAATGAGACTTGCAGATATTCTGCATCATCTTGTTCTAGTGCGCTGATGTTTGCAGATGATGCAACAACAAGATTTTGACAAGCACCACCCAATGTCAGGTCACCTTCAAGAGCAGCACGAATAGAAGAAGCACCAGTGGGTGACAAGAAGCCATCAAGATTGGTGACTGCAACACGGTCAACCCATCTGCCAACAACGACATACACAGTCCAATCAAACTGTGTCATTGCGCTACCCATGCCCATTGTCTGATGATAAGAAACAGTGTTCAACACAGGGTATGCGAATGGTGGGTTCAACTGTTCAGGCTGATACGAATACGCACGCACACCACTGATGGTGGCAAGCCTTGTCTGAAGCCCTGTTGCGATAGCAGATACAGATGACATCAGACAGTGCCTGCGCCAGCAGTAGGAAGAACAAACTGTTGCAACAAGTCACGCACATCAGGGTCAACAGCGCGCACCTGAATAGCCATATCAGCAAAACCAACCACGCCTAGTGCAGCGTTCAAACGCGCAAACTGGCGCATTGATAAAAGAATGCAAGCCTGTTCAACATCAGAAGGTATTGCGTTCCAACCCCACTGCGCTGTGACCTGCACCAGTGGCTTGTCATTAGCGAATGGGAATGAATAGCCATTGATGCAAACAATGCGTCTGTATGGCTTTCCTGTGATGGCTGTGTTCAATGGTTCTAGTTGGTACTGCTGTCCCTGTGTCCATGTGGTTGCATAGGAACCATCACCAAGGCTGTCAATCTTCACTGTGACACTGCTGTTGGCAATGTCGTTCAGTACGCCACATTCATAGATGCTGGCAGGATAAACCTGAACGGCTGTCTGGTTGGTCTTGTAGAACCACCTGTTGCAGTATCCATCAATTCTGCGTGAAGCAGATTGAATAGCGGATTCAAGCAAAGTGTCATCAGCGTTGTCTGTCAGACGCAGTGCAGCCTTGACTTGTGCAAGCGTGCAGTATCCATTCACGATAGGCATTGCTAGTCGGCTGCACGCTTTCTGGTAGCAGGCTTTGCTGCACGCTCAACCATAGGTTCAGCAGTTGCAGTCTCAATAGGTGCGCTGGTCTTTGTGTAGCCAGCATCACGCAAAGCAATATCAACTTGCTTCACGCGGTCAGGAAGATTCCTGCGCACATATCCTTCACGCTCAATAAGAAGGGCATCAATCAATTGTGTGTTCATGTTTTCTTTCAAAGGTGATGGTGCTGGCTGCCGTGTCTCTACTCACAGCCAGCACCATCAAACTATTGAACCTTCAAGGATTAGAAGGTTGGGGTTACCAGTGCTGTACCAGTTACCTTTGCCCATGCATTCTGGTAACGGGCTGCTGTGTATGCGCTGTAACCATAGACAACTGCGAGAACATCAAGTTCTGCTGCCTTTGGCTGGTCAAAGCGAAGGTACATCGGCGCACCGTCTGATTCTTCCCAAAGATGCAACTCATTGGTATCACCAATGTAGATTGCGTCTTGGTTGGTTCCTGAACCTTGGTTGGTTGCAACATTGGCATCTGTAACCACAGGAAGTCCTGCGATTGCGTAACCACTGTTTGCGTAGCGAACCACGCCACCATCACCGACTGCAAGTGCGTTCATTGGCGACTGTGGAACAGGTACAGCCAATGGGCGGTTGGTGCTGTCAAGTGCTGCAAGAATCCAAGCCAATCGGCGTGGGTGCATGATGATGACATTTGGGTTGCCGTAGTAGGTGGTCTGAACCTTCTGAATCGCATCAAGCAATTTCGGGTACAACTCTGCAACGGTTGGTGATGAGTCTGTTGCGGTCACTGACTGACCAGCAGATGCTTCAATTTCTGCAACAACGGCTGCGTCAAGTGTCGTGTGGTACGAACGAATCAAGTCATTCATCACAAGCGCATCAACACCTGTGCCACGCTCAAGAGCCTGACGGGAAACTGTCTGCTGACCAGCGATGGTGACAACGCTGATGTCTAACTTGGTGTCATCCATGTTGGTTTCAGAAACAGCAGAACCTTCAGTCTGTGCTGCTGTGCTTGAACCAGTGGTGACCTTGCTGATGCTGATGGTCAAACCAGCAGCAGGCAACTGGTGCTTGGCTGCAACATCTGCAACGGGGCGACCAGCGCGTGCCAATGGTGCTGCAAGTTCAGTCAAGAACTGCGGAACAATCAAGCCAGCAAAGTTTGCTGAAGTTACATCGCGACGCTCAACACGCTCTTCATTCATGTGGCGTGCAAGACGCTCTTTTGCAACATAGTCATTGTTGAACTGTGCTGCGAATGCGTCAGCCAAGAATGATGCGCTGCGGTTTTCGCGTGTGTAGGTGCGTGGTTCAGACTTGACAACAGCAGGTGAAATCAAGCCAGCCTGCGAACGCATCTCTGTTGCGCTTGCATTGCGTGCTTCAAGTTCCTTGTGCTGTGCAATCTGTGCATCAAGTTCTGATGCGGAACGAAGAGCAACACCAATGGTGTCATTCTCTTCTGTGGTCAGGTCACGCGCTTCTGCTTCTGCTGCATCAACGATGCCTTGTGCAGATGCAAGATGTGCGTCACGCTTTTCAATCAACTTTTCTGAAAGTGCCATTTGGGGCTTCCATTCTTGTAGTGGGTTTGTTGTTGTGGTGAGTGTCGCACTGGCGTGTGGCTAGTTGACGGCTCTTGCCATCGCAAGCGCAATTTGTGCTTTGCGTAGCGATGTTGTAGCAACGGTAGCAATCACTGTTTCATTTGATTGGTTGTTGCGAATCTCTGCACTGGTTTCTTCATAGGCAGGGTAGGTGACAAGGCTGACATCATGAAGCCTTACTTCTTTAAGTTCACGCACTGACCTGTCACCATTCCAACCATCTTTGATTGTTTCAAAAGCAAAAGACATCTGCGTGACATCGCCACGCATCAACGCACTGCGCATCTTCACTGCGTCAGGGTTGTTTGGGTCTAGGCGTGCTTCCATGAACAAGCCTTTGTCATCTTCACGCAGGGTCAGTGTGCCTGACTTTGTGCGTGCCAGTGGCACACCTGTGTGGTCAATAAGCAAACGCACATCAGCACCATCATTGATGGTTTTCTTGAATGCACCCCTGCGCACAAACTCTGTCCAAGGCAACGGTTCTGATGGTGAATCAAACACGGCTGCGTATCCACTCACAGTCCAACCATCTTCAGAATCGTCAAGCGCACGCAATTCAAGATTGGTGTATGCAATCTGCTTGCGCTGTTCATTGCTCTTGCTAATCACCCAACGATGTTCGCGCACTGCTGGTGCAGTTCTTGCTTCATCTTCAAGTTCAGCATCAAGACGGTCAATGATTCCTTGTGCGTAGTCCATAGTTCTTTGTGCTTCTTCCTTTGTTGAACCACTGCCCCACAGAAGATGCGCAACCACACCTGCTGTGATTTCACCATCTGCTGCTTCTAAGTCCACCATATGTCGTGCTATCCAAGGTGCAATCTTGCGCCACTTATCAACAGTGACATCACCTGAAGCCATACTGCGTGCATCTTCAACGGTCTGTGGCTGAAGCCCATCACCAGACAATCCGTCTGCGTGGTATTCCAAACCACGCTTGGCATTGTCACGCATGAACTGTGGTGCTGATAAATCAATGGCGCGTTGTTCTCTTGAATCCATTTCCATTTCAGATTCAACTTCATCATCAGATTCAAGTTCTGATTCACCAATCTTTTCAGCGATTTCATCAAGAATGCTTTTCACTGCGTCATACGCGCGCTTCAATGCGTCAACTTCCATTGAAGGTTGAGCCTGATTCATTTCGTACTGCTCATTCAAATCATCATCAGTTATCAAGTCTGCGTCTGTCAGCAGCGCACGCGTTGCCCAATCACCCATTGGTTCAATCTCTTCAGACAATGAAACAGCAATCATCTGGTCAATAGCGTCTTGCTTTGTTTGATGACAACCAATGGTTTCAGGTGCGCTATCAGGTGTATCAGCCTTGATGGTTGCCCACCCTGCGCAGTCGGATTGTTGGTCACTGATGTAGTAGGGCATCTTGTCAGTCTCCGTCTGGTAAAAGCACACGCACATCAGTTGTGCCACTGCTTGCGATTCCGTACAACGCTTCACCAACAGGCAAAGTGATTGTGATTGTTTGGTTGCTTGGCAAGTGCAAACCTGTTGATGCAGTCACAGCAGAGCCACCCAAATACACTGAACCTGAACTGGCGTGGACATAGCAAGTCCTGTTTTGATTATCTGCTGCAATCAAAACTGCTGCTGATGTTCCTACTGAAAATGCTTGTGATTTCATTCATGCACCAAACTATCTACGCCCAATGTGGGCAAATCTCCACCTTCAACACCAGCGATAGGTGCGCCAGCAACACCAAGAATGAACTGGTCACCACCGTCATAAGGCTCTCTACCTTCAATGTGGCGTGCTTCATTAGGTGTCAAAGTGCCTGACATAATCATGACTTGTTGTGCGCGAACACGGGTCAGCAAGTCAGCGCGTGCAAACTCATTCACATCAAAGCGCACCTGTTCATCAGGGGACATCAATTCAGTTATCAAATCTTCAAGCCTTCTGCACCAAGGCAACAGCGTGTGGCGCAAGAAGTTGATACCTGCTGATTCAACATTCTGATATGTCTGCGTGTCGCCACCAGAACCATTTATCATGTGCAGTGGGATTCTGTATGCGCGTGAAATGTCACGCACAATTGCTTCACGATAGTTGATGGTGTCCATGTCAGAAGCCGACACAGTGACACTGCGCCACTTCAAACCACCAGTCAACACTGCTGGCTTGCGGTTCTTGTAGAGCGTGTCAACCCATGTTTGGCGCAACACTTCTGCTGCTTCTGGTGACAGGTTGTTGTCAGTCTCTAACACTGAAGATGGCGTTGCACCATCGCCATAGAACTGCGCCAAGAAACGGTCAATGGCGATGTTGGTTCCGATTGCTTGACGCAATGAATCAATGGGTGAAAGACCACGCACCTGATTGGGGAAACGCAACCAATCAACCTGCTTCAACACATCACTGGTGAACTGTTCAGAACTACCGTTGATGGTGTAGATGCGCTCACCATAAGTGATGCTGTTTTCATTCGTATCAATTTGAATTGAAACCCTGTCAGGGTGAATGTTCCTCAACTCAACAACTGCACCGTTCTTGCGTGGTGCATAAACAAAGCAAGTGCCATGAATGGCAAGCGTGGCAATGAACTGATGTACAAAGTCAAACATTGTTTGCTCTGCATTGGGCTTGCGCAACACCAACGGCTTTGGCAGTTTTTCGTATCGGTTGTTGATTTCACGGTACAAGTCCAAAGGCATCAATGCGACAGAATCAGCAAGCAGTGTCACAGCAGCCATGATGGTTGTGCTGGTGAAGGCTGTGTTCTGGTCAACAATCTCACCAGCAGAAGAACCATATGCAGGTCTTGCAGTCAACCCTGATGGGTCAATGCTTGGTGGCAACTGGCGTTGCTCAACCTTCCTGAACAGGCTCATGCGTTGGCTTCAATCATCGCAACAACAGCAACACCAGTGACAATGAATCCACTAGGAATATGAATCATAAATACACCTGCGCAAGCAATAACAAGACCAATGGTTTCAGCAATCAACAGTTTCATGCCATCACCATACTGACGCAATCATAGGTTGTGGTGTACTAGTGCCACGCCTAGTTGCCCTGTCAATAGCCATGACTAGTGCAATGCACGCGTCAATCTTTCTGCGTGACTTACCTTTGGACAATCGCCAACCCTGTTCAGTCATGCGCTGTGCTGCTGACAACACTTGGTCAGTGAACATAGGTGAACCATCATGGGCAATCTTCTTGGCAACAATCAGTTCATATGTAGTACCGCAAGCAGGAATCATGCGCTGTGCTGATTGCGGAAACTCAACCATTGGCAACCCATCGTCATACAAGGCTTCTGCTGAACGCTGAAAGAACGCAGGGTCATAGGCAAACTCTTGAACATTGTATTCATTGTGCAAAAAGCGTAGGTGTTCTTCAATGGCGTGAATATCAATACCGTCAATATCGGGGTGGAATATCTTTGCCTTCACACCAATCTTGCCGTCATCGTGTGGCTGTGCAATCACAATGCCGATGCTGTCATGCTTCAACGCCATGTCAATGCCAACCCACGCAGGGTCATATGCGTTGATTTCACTTGCTGATGGATTGTTGCAGTTCTCCCATGCGCCAGCAGGCAACCATGATTCTTGCGCACGCACCCACTGGTTCAACCTGAATCTGCGCATGGCTGATTCAGAAGATTGCTTTGCGCTCACACGCATATCTTCCATGTCAAGAAGTCCCAACGCCAGATTAGGGTTGGCAATCTTCCATTGCTTTTCGTCATTCACATCGCAATCAGTTTTGGCTTCCCACCACCACGCACCAAAGTACGGGTCAACAACTTCACCAGCAGCAACCTGTTTGCCGTACTGGTACAACCTGCCACACAATGTTTCTAGGTCATAACCAGCAGTAGTAATCGCCACCACTAATGGGTCAAGACGCGCACCAGAACCCATAGTCAAAGCGTCATACAAATCATCATTGCGTTGCACATGAAGTTCATCAAAGATGACCAGCGATGGGTTCAAACCCTGCGCCAGTTTTCCATCAGCAGACAACACGCGATACACAGCATTAGTTGCAGGGACTTCAATCGCATCACGATACACCTTGCATTCAGGCATCAGCGATGGTGATTGCACAATCTGTTGTTTGGCTTCTTCAAACACAATGCGTGCCTGCTGTCTGTCACCTGCTGCTGAATAAACTTCCGCACCTGCTTCACCAGCAAACAACCCATACAGAGCAAGCGCAGAACCCAACAGTGATTTGCCTTGCTTACGGGGCAACCCAACCAGCGCACGCTTGTATCTCAAACGCCCATTGCTGTTGCGTTCCAACATTGAACGCAGAAGCCACTGCTGCCAATCAGTAAAGACCAAAGGCTCATGCGCTTTGACACCCTTAGTCAAACGCAGGAAGTGTTGCGCAAAATCAATGACATCATCACCATCACTAATCTTGCTGATGCTTGGTGTGTAGAACGCAGGTGCTTTTCTTGCTAGTCATTCACCCGTTGCTGGCGGTGTGGGAGAGTTGGCTATGACAACGCTTTCGTTCACAGGTGGAACCATCACCAAGGCTGTTGCATAGTCATGGCTGTTCTTGCACTCACAGATGCAGTCATCACCATTGCTGGTGTGGCTGTACAAAGTAAAGCCAACAGCATCACATTGAATTATGAAGTTGATTCAATTGAAGTAACCAGTTTTGATGGTTCTGGCGCACGCAAGTTTGCTGGTGGTTTGCAAAACAATTCACTTGAAGTTGCGCTAATGCAAGATTTCGCTGTGACAATTCCTGCTGGTTCACCATCAACCAGCGTGGAAGCGTTGATTTATCCATTGGTAGGAACAACTACCACTGTGACCGTCAAAGCAACCAGCGCATCAACATCTGCAACAAACCCCCTATACACATTGAGTGGAACCTTCTTGGCTTCTCATTCACCCGTTGCAGGCGGTGTGGGAGAGTTGGTGATGACATCACTTTCTTTCACTGGTGGAACACTGGTCAAGACAACAACCTAAGCAAATAAGGACAGCATCAAAATGAAAATGGAAATGCGAATCATCTTCAACGATGGTTCAACAAAAGACTGCACAGCAATCTTTGCGGATTTCGTAGCGTTTGAACGCACATGGAATCGCAGCGTCACAAAGTTTGAAACAGAACTGCGCTTGACAGACATTGCATGGCTTGCATGGAAAACCCAAATCAGGGTCAAGAACATTCAAGACCAGTTTGATATCTGGCTTGAAACTGTTGAAACAATTGATGTGGTTGCTGATGAAGTTCCTGATGCACCAGAAGAAGTTGCGACAAAGCAAGTCCCTTTGGACTAGAAAGCACATATGGAAGATTCATCACTGTGTGTGTTGAATCTGGCATTGCACCATCTGTGCTAATTCAAGAAGATGAACGCGACATTCACGCCATGCATGACTACATCATGTGGCGTAGAAAGAGTACGCAACAACAGTAAGGTATTGACATGGCTGAAGTGACCAACAATCTGGTGCATGGTGTTGCACCAGTGTTGCAAGCCTTGCGTCAGTTAGAGCCTGAAACATACAAAATCATTGTTGCTGATTTGAAAAACAACACCAATGATTTGCGCTTGGCTGTTGCAAATGATTTCCCTGATAAGCCTTGGAAGTCATCAACTGGCAATATCAATTGGGTCAAGTATGGTCGCACTAAGCGTGGTCGCAAGATGAATGACACTGCTGGTGCTGACTTCCCTAGGTGGGACAGCAAGAAGGTGAAGCGTGGTGTCACTGTTCAGGTTGGTGGTCGCAAGGTAAGACGCACCAATTCATATCCCATTCTGCGTATCAAACAGTCTGATGCTGCTGGCTCTGTGTTTGACTTGGCAAAGAACCAGCGTGGCTCTGGCAGTGTCGGTCAGCAGTTTGTTAGGAACCTGAATGCAACTGGCACACCATCGCGTGTGATGTGGAAATCAACAAAGAAGAACTATCCACTGGTAGAAAACAAAGTGATGCGAATTGTTGACAACATCGGCAAGCGTTTCACAGTGCAGATTGCCAATGAAACAGAGAAGCGCAACAAGCAATCAATACAGGCTGCCAGCCAAACAAGAAACGCATTGGGCAGATTCGGAAAGGCTTTGTAGTCATGGCTGTTGTAGTCCCAATCATAAGCACCTTTGATGCTAAGGGTGTCACCAAGGCAATTGCTGACTTCAAGAAACTTGATGGTGCAGGAAACAAAACCCAATTTGCTCTTGGCAATTTGAACAAGGGTATGAGTTCACTAGGCAAAACCTTTGCCAAGTATGGCGGTATTGCTGCTGGTGTCACTGGTGTTATTGGTGGCACGATGGTCAAGGCTGCTTACGAATCACAGAAGGTGATGAAGCAAACTGAAGCCATCATCACTGCTACTGGTGGTGCTGCTGGTTTGACTGCAAAGCAAGTTGGAAATCTTGCTAACACAATGTCATTGAAAACTGGTATTGATGATGAAGCAATCCAAACCAGTATGAACTTGTTGTTGACTTTCAAACAGGTACGCAACGAAATGGGCGCAGGCAACGACATTTTCAACAGGGCTTCAATGGCAATGTTGGATTTGGGCAATGTCTTTGGGTCTAGTGACGCTGCTGCAAAGATGCTTGGCAAGGCTTTATCTGACCCCATCAAGGGTGTGACTGCGCTTGCGCGTGCTGGTGTGAACTTCAGTCAGCAACAGAAAGACCAAATCAGAACACTGGTGCAGACAGGGCAAACACTTGAAGCACAGAAGTTGATTCTGGCTGAAGTTGAATCACAGGTTGGTGGCACTGCTGTTGCTACTGGTACAGCCTTTGACCGTATGCGTGTTGCTGTTGACAATGTTTCTGAAAGTTTTGGTGCTGTTCTCATTCCGTATGTGGAGAAGTTTGCCAACTATGTGATTCAGAATGTTGTTCCTATTATGAGTCGTTTTTCTAATTTGGTAGGGCAACAAGGTATTGGTGCTGGCATCAAGTATTTGTCAGGTGAGTTTTTCAAAGCCACAGCAAATATGGGTGCGTTTGGAAACATCGTATTGACTGTGACAGCAGCAATGGTTGCGTTGCGTTTGGTGATGCTTGCTGCCACTGTTGCACAGGTTGCTTTCAATGTTGCGTTGTTTGCCAACCCTGTTGGTCTTGTTGTTGCAGCCGTGATTGCGTTTGGTGTTGCACTGGCTGCTTTGGCTGTGAAGTTCAAAGTTGTGCGTGATGTTTTCACACAGGTGTGGAATGGCATCGTCTCTTATTTCCAAATCCAAATCAACATTGCTTTGGGAATCTATGAGTTCTTCATCAACAAGTTCATCAGCAGTGTCAATCTCATAATCAAAGCGTGGAATGCAATTCCGTTCACTAGCAAGATTTCCGAAATCAACCAAGTGAATCTTGCGCTTGATATCACAGCCTTGAAGATGAAGGGTGCTGGCAAGGTTGCTGCTGGTTCTGCTGCTGATTTCCGCAAGTTTGAAGAAGCAGGAAAGGCAACAGCAAAGTCATTGACTGGTTCAGATACTGGTGCTGGCGGTGGCGGTGTTGGTGGGGCTGTTGAAACTGTCGCTGACAAGTTCAAGAAGTTTGCTGAATCTGCACGCGCTGTTGTTGCAGACCAAAAGAACCTGCGTTCAGCATTGAAAAACACTGCTGATGCACAGAAGTCTTTGCAGACCGCCACAAACAATGTTGCTACTGCACAAGCCAAATTGAACAAGATTGCCAATGGCTATGGGGCTGGTTCTAAAGAAGCAACAGAAGCACAGAAAACACTTACTTCTGCACAGCGAGAAGCAACCAAGGCTGGCTTTGCTTTGGCTGATGCGCAGAGTGAAGTTCTTGCAGCGCAACGCAGAATTGCTGATTTGAACAAGGCTGCTGACCCACGCACCATTCAAGAAGCACAAGATGATTTGACGCAGGCTCAATACACCCTGATTGATGCTGAAGAAGAACTTGCCAAGGCACGCGCTGGTGGTAACCAACGGGACATTGTTGAAGCAGAAATTGCTGTGCGTGAAGCAACCAATGGTGTCATTGATGCCAACACCAAACTGGTTGAATCACAGAAGGCTGCTGACCCTGCACTGTTGGAACAAGCACAGAGAGATTTGGAAACTGCACAACTGAATGTGGTTGAAGCACAAGACGCGCAGAAAGATGCCACTGACGCTGTTGATGAAGCCCAACGCTTATTGAATGAAACAATCAGTGGTGCTGCTAAGACAAGCGATACCTACAAGACTGCGTTGCAACAGTTGGTTGAAGCGCAAGATGCTGAAGCAGAAGCAATTGACAAGGTGCGTGATGCGAAAGAACGCGAGATTGAAACCACACGCAATTTGGCTAAGGCTGAAATCTTGTTGCGTAAGGCAAAAGGCAAACTGACTAAGAAGCAAACAGCAGAAGCAAACAGGTTGCTGACTGAATTGAACACACCTGTGACAGTCACAGCACCTACGCCTATCGCTAGTGCTTCTATGCCTGATTTCGCCAACATTGATTTCTCTGGCATTGACTTTTCAGGCATCAGCGTTGGTGGTCTTGCCACGCTTAGTCAGGGTGGCATCGTGACCAGACCTACATTTTCACTCATCGGTGAAGGTGGAGAAGCAGAAGCAGTCATACCACTATCAAAGTTGGGTGGCATGAGTGGTGGCGATGTGTACAACATCACCATCAACAGCAAGATTGCAGATGCCAGTTTGCCTGATGTCATCGTTGGTGAGTTGCGCAAGTTCAATCGCCGTTCTGGTGCAATCAACATTCAGGTTGCGTAATGGCTCTATCTGATTTAGGTACATACAAAATAGAACTTGACGCTGGTTTCTATCAAGATGTGTTCACCCTTGACGATGATGACCTAGGCATTCTTGACCAAGACTTTCTTGATGGCAGCACAACCTTCTTTGATGTCACGCAGTATGTGGTGAATGTTCAAATCAAGCGTGGCAGGTCTAGTCAAGACGCACAGTTTGGTGCTGGTACTTGCACGATTATCATTGATGATTTGCTTGGTCAGGACAAGTTCAATGTGGCTAATACTGCAAGCCCATATTGGAACACAGAGCGTGGCAGGTTGGGCTTTGAGCCTCGCAGGAAAGTGCGTGTCAGTCGCAATGGGCAGTACCTGTTCAATGGTTTGATTCAGGCTTATGACACAGAGTTCAGTTTGGACAATCACAACTTGGTAACTGTCACGGCTACTGATGCCACTATCAACTTGACTACAACCAACATCACTGCGTTCACGCCACCAGCAGAAAAATCTGGTGCGCGTGTTGACCGCATACTTGGTCTGCCAGAAATCCAATACCCCACTGACCCTGCACCCATCATCGCTGAAGGTGTTGCAAACCTTTCAAGCATTGAAGTCAGTTCACAAACCCCACTGGCTTACTTCAACGCATTGATTGAATCAGCCGAACAGGGAAGGCTTTACATTGACCGCAACGGTGCGCTGGTGTGGGAAGCACGCACACCCAAAGCCACTACTGAATCACCAACGATTGCGTTCAGTGATGATGGTTTGGTGTCATCAATCACCTATCAATCACTAGAGGTTATCTATGAGTGATGTAGCGCGTTCTAGTTCCATTCGCCCTGATTCGCTGGTGAACTATGTGGACATCATCGTGATTGCGAATCCTTCTGAACCTTCACCCACATTGCAGGTTGTGCAGGACACCAATTCACAAGACATCTATGGCTTGCAGGGTGTGTCTCTTGAATCACCATTGGCAACAAATGCTGATGCAGAACTTCTTGCTGACTATCTGATTAGACCTGACCCTAACTATTGGTTCACTGGTTTGGGTTTGAATATGTACCGCCTAACAGATGCGCAACGCTTATCAGTTAGTCAGATTGACATTGGTTCATTTGTATCTGTTACCAAGTCATTCAAATATGGCACACCATCAGTGGTCACAAAGAACCTTTATGTTGAAGGAATTGAACACACACTGACACCATCAACACACACAATCAATTTGTATTTCTCACCTGTTGGTTTCTATGAAGAATGGCAAGATGTGACACCAACATTGACTTGGGAGAACGCACCAATTGGTGTGTCATGGACTAATCTTATTTGGACACAACTTTAGGAAACAATGGGAACAACACCAAACTTCGCAATTCCATACCCTGAACCCACAGATTTTGTGGCTGATGGTGCTACGCAAATGGAGAACCTTGCTGAACGCTCTGACCTAGCCTTGTTTGCTTTGGGCATGGGGCGTAATCGTCTTATCAATGGTGATATGCGTGTGTCGCAGCGTGGTACTTCTTTTGTTGCTGGCGCAAACAATGACGACACATACAACCTTGATAGGTGGACTTTATTATCTGATGGCAATGACATTGTTGATGTCACGCAAGCCAATGTTGCACCCACTGCTGGTCTGTTCAGTATCGGTCTTGATGTTGAAACAGTCAACAAGAAGTTTGGCATTCTGCAAATCATTGAGCAACGCAACATTGTTGGAATGTTCAACCAGCCTGTCACCCTTTCGTTCAGCGCACGCACCAGTGGTTCTAGTATCGGGAACTTGAAGGCTGTGATTCTGGCGTGGAACAGCACTGCTGACACGGTGACTTCTGATGTTGTTTCTGCGTGGGGTGGCGATGGTGTCACACCTACATGGGCTACCAACTGGACAGCAGAGAACACACCACAGAACCTTGCCCCATCAAACACATGGACTAGGTACAGCATCACAGCCACATTGGATACTGCCAGCACAAACAATGTTGCTGTGTTCATCTGGTGCGATGACATGACCACAACCCTTGGTGATTTTCTGTACATCACCGATGTTCAATTGGAAGTCGGTGCTTTGGCTACACCATTTGAACGCAAACCATTTTCACAAGTTCTTTATGAATGTCATAGATATTTTGTTGATGCTGGCACATACACAGGTGGTGGTGCTGGTGTTAGTTATCTCAACACTTCTCCATTTTGGATTATTGGTCAATTTTCATTGCCAGCACCAATGAGAGTGACACCAACAGTGAATGGAATTACTACTTCAACGATGCAATACACAACTGTTGCTGGTTCAGGCGCTGGTGTTACTTCTGTACTGACAAGTGGTGGAAGTGCATTGCAAAAGTTTTTTGTTATTTTTTCTGTGAGTGGTTACGGATTCCAAACTTCTGTTAATTGCACACCTACGGCTGGCATAACTGTGACTGCGGAGATGTAATGGATTTTTTCATCAACAAACAATTTATTGAATCAATTGTGCGAATCAACGCCGATGGTTCAATGTCTGGCATTCCTATTGATAATGGCAACATTGATTATGTTGAATATCTTGCGTGGGTTGCAGAGGGCAACACCGCCGAAGAATGGCAACCTGAACAGGAGACAAACTAATGGCTGGTGCTGGTGCAAGACTGTTCCCTGCGAACAGCAAACTGACTTCTGCGCAAGTCAATACTTTCCTAATGGACCAAACCATCATGCGGTTTGCTACTACCACAGCCCGTGACGCAGCGTTTGGTGGTGTTGGTGAACCAACATTGGCTGAAGGTATGACCTGTTACATAGATAACTTGAATGTGTTGCAAACCTATGACGGTAGCAATTGGGTAACAACGACAGCGTTGCAACGAACAGCGAATGTGTCTGCTGGTTTAGTGTTCATTGATAGTGGCACATTTACCAATATCAACACTTCAACTGCACTAAGTCTTCCACTGTCGGCAGATTATCCGCATTACAAATTGATGATGACTTGGACACAATCTGTGGCTGCTGGATACCTCAATATTCAATTACGAAATAATGTCGGCGCAATCATTACAACAGCCACATATGACAATCAACGAATAGACCAGTATTCAACTTCAATAATTGCAGGTGGTGGATTAGGCAATAATTCTTGGAGAGAACTTGCGTTCAACTACAATCTTGGTTTTCAATCCTCTTTCAATGCAGACATCATGTATGCAACTTTGGCACAACCTACAATCATGGTGTCAAGAGGAACAACAAAACGCACAGGTGGTGGTGGTAATTACATCTACGCACAAGAAAATCACTCTATGCAAAATGACAACATGGCAATGACTGGTCTTGTCATTTATCCTGATGGTGGAAATTCAACTGGTTCATATTCTTTGTATGGTTATCGTTGATGCCGACTGAAGTTGTGGTTGCGTTGATTGGTGCTTCAGTCACTTTGATTGTGACACTGCTTGAATTGACACGCCGACAGAACAACAAAGACCACGCAAGCAACGCAGACAAACTAGATGCGATTGCAGACAAGATAGACACTGTTGACAGCAGATTAGGCAATCACATTGAATGGCACGCACACAAAGACTGATACGCCTAGGAACAGCACTGGCGTTCATTTGCTTATTGTTTGCAGATGGGATTGCCCACGCAGAAAACACTGGTGGAATCAACGCAACTTATTTCATCATCAGTGAAACCCCACCAAGCAAAGACCTGACGCAACACACCATCTGTGGCAGTGAAATAGAAAACAACATCAACAGAAGTTTTGATGGTGAACCCTTCACCCCATGCCCTGATGACTTATTCATGGTGCATTACCAAGGCTTCATCACCCTGCCAGCGCACAACACGATTCAGTTCTGGTTGGCTGCTGACGATGGTGGCACGATGAAGATTGGAACCCATGAATGGGGTGACTGGTCAGACAAAGGTTGTGGTGCGATTGAGACAGAGCCAATGACGCTGGCTTCAGAACAGCCGTTGGTGCTTGATGGTTGGTTCTATGAAAATGGTGGTGGAACTTGTTTCATGCTGGCATGGAAAATTGATGATGGTGATTGGGAGATTGTCCCTGATTCAGCGTTCACTATTAATGCGACAGCCACCACGACAACCACGCAAGAGCCAGCAACCACAACAACAGAAGCCCCAACAACGACAACATCAGTGACTATTCCCAACCTTCAGGTGACTTCACCTGCCACTGTTCCTGTTCAGGTTCCTGTGACCACTGATACCACTGCGACAACTGTTCCTGCTGTGGTTTCACAGACAACTGTGGCTGTGGTTCCTGAACCCACACAGCCTGTGACCACGCTTGGTTCATCTGTTCCTGTCGCAACTGTTCCTGCACCTTCAACAACCGATGCGCCAGCAGTAACACTGCCGATGCCAACAACAACGCTGCCAATTCAAGAACCCACATTGGAACCCCCATCTGTAACTGATGAACAAATACTAGAACTGATAGACAACCTTGATGAGTCAACGCCAGAAGAAATCATTGAAGCCGTAGATACCTTCATTGAAGCAGGCATCACATCAGACACAGCCTTGGCACTGGCAACCAGTGGTGAACTACTTGCAAGCATCACGCCAGAACAAGCAACAGAAATCTTTGACGCTCTTGACATAACAACCCTTGATGCGTCACAGGCTGCTGAACTAGTTGAAGCAGTACAAGATGCACCTGTGGCTGTGCGTGAATCGTTTGAAGAACAGGTCAACATCTTTGATGGTGTGGTTGATTCGTATGTTCCGATTGGTTCAACAGTTCCTATCAGCACACGCAGACTTGTGATTGCTGCTGGTGCGCTGTTGTCTGCTGTCCCTGTGTCATCTGGTAGGCGCAATTGATTCAAGGATTCACACAAGATGAGAGAGACTAGGAAACTATGAAGCGATTTGCAGGTGAGTTTGCAGGGCTGGTGTGGACACTGGCTGGTACTGCGCTTGTGCTTATCACTTTGTCAGGTGAAACACGCAAGATGGGTTTATGGATTAGCGCAGTAGCACTAGTTCTGAACCTTGTTGCGTTGGCTCTATCGGGAGAAGAAGAATGAACACAGCAATCAGCATTGTGCAGAGAATCATCAGCACATTTGTAGTCAACGCAATGGCAATCATTGGTGGTGCATCAATCATTGGTGGTATTCCCGTTGCTAAGTCAGCGATGCTTGCAGGCATCAGTGCCTGTGTGACCGTGATTGAGCGTCTTGCACGCGCATCTGTTGATGGCAATTTGACCACAGCAGAAATCAATGAAGCGTTCACAGGTGTCACCCCACCAGCAAAGAATGAAGAAGCCTGATGCCACGCAAGTACACAGGTAGTAGCGATGGTGTTTCAAAGACAAATGCTGCGCGTGAAGGTTTAGTCAAACTGGTTGACCTATGCAATCGGCGTTGGGGCTTCACCAATATGGGGACATTCTCTAACCGAATGATGAACAATCCCAAAGCAGTGAAGGGTGACCCGAAATGGTTGAGCGTTCACGCCACTGGCAGAGCGTGCGATTTGGGATACAAGAACCGCGCTGATGCAGTGCAAGCATGGAATTGGTTTATGCAGTACACAGCAGAACTTGGTATTGAAGAAGTGCATGACTACGCGTTTGATTCCAATGTGAAAGACAAGGTGCTTGGTTGGGGGCGTGGCTACCGTTGCAGTCGCGGTGAAGGTGTCAAGGGTGTCAAGATTTATGATTCAAAAGAGAATGCAGGGTCGCAAGGTGGGCGGTGGCTGCACATAGAACTTTCACCAGAGATGGCTGACGATGCTGCCAAGTTTGAAGCAGCGTGGCGTTCACTTCCTAAGCCTGTCTGATGGTCATGGGTGGGGCTGGTTGCTGTCCATCAGCCCTGCCCACCTTCAGTCATATCCTTAGCCTGTAAGGGTTTCAGCAGGGTTGTTGTGTCCCCTGATTAGTTGTGGTTATGATTCAGGTATGGCATTTCCAAACCGTTACAAAGGCAACTGCAAGACCTGTGGGATTTTTGTCCCTGCTGGTGAAGGCATCTATGACCAAGGCATGACAACCTGCACAGACACTGTTGGTGTCACTGAAGGTTCAGGTGCAATCTGGTTGTGTGTTCCTGCATACAACGCAAAGTTCAACACCAACCACGCAACACTTCAAGAAGCCTGCATTGCGGAATACGCAAAAAAAGAAGCAGCCATTGCAGATGTTCAGAAATCAGTTCTTGAAAATCTCATCAATGGTGAACTTGTTGAACTGGCAATCAAAGCCAATGTGCGTTCACTTGCACAGGTCATCAACAAAGTCACTGGTGCAGAAATCGCTGTTGCTGACTTGAACTTTGAGCAAGCAACTTCTGTTCGCAACGAATTGAACAACCGCATCTACCGCAAGACTGCCAGCAAGGTTCTTGATGAGTTCAAGAGCAACAACACCTGCAACCGTTGTGGTGGTGTTGGTCATGCTGACAAGTGGCTTCACACAGGCAAGTACTGCTACAAGTGTGGTGGTTCAGGAAAGTACTACAACTGATAGCAAAGCCCCATCGCAGGTAAGAAACCAACAAACAACTGCGATGGGGACAACCTTTGCTACAAAGACCACCATTCCCTGCCCCACATCGCTGATGGGTGGCAACCAAGTCTGATGGCGATTCTGTCAGCGCGTGCATAATGAATCGTTGCTTCACCATCTGATGCGCGCCATTTCATGAGCGTTCCAACATTCACGCCAAGTAGGTCTGCTGCATCGCGCACAGGCAGGTCATTCACTACACGCAGAATAGGTGTTGTTGATAATCGTGCAACGCGTTCACGCTTCC